TGTATTTAGCTCTGTCATCCCAACAATAGAGTCGATAAACACCTCATCGCCGTTGCTGTATCCATGCGAGTTTGATGTTATTACACCTGGATTAGCTTGCGTTATGGCGCTTATCGTCTTTGTGGTTGCCGACAATAGTTGCTGGCCGTTACGATAGACGCGCATAATCTGCTCACCGAACTCGAGAATATACGTATCGCTTGTCTTAAACTGAAAAGGTATCAATCGCGTTTTTACGCTGCTTGATTTAACCTCTCCTAAAAACTCTGTGCCTGGTCGCCGCGCAACACCGCCATGCGGCATTGACACCATGTTTGTAAGATCCGATAAACCCTCTCTATATTTGTCTATAGATACTCGACCCTCTAGCCTGGGAGATAGTTCTCCAGCGGTAAAGGATTGGATCGCTGGCGCTGATCGTGCCATTATAACCTCGATTCAATAAGATCACTTGCCTCAATACGCTGTGGCGCTCCCTCTGTTGCATCGATAAATCTAGCCTCACGCAATCGCTCGTCATATAAGGCTTTTTGCAGCTGCACCACTGTTGTCGATCCGGTCAGCGCATAGGCTATAGAATAAGCAAGTCGTGCTGATAATGTGCCTATTAATCCGGCATCATACTCGTTTGGATCCTCAGATCGCGCTACAAACTTAATCTTTGCTGTATCTTCGTCTGTTAGCAGCTTGCGGCCCTCTATCACAAAAACGCTGCCGCCAGTATTGTTTGTAAGATTATCAAAAGGATATGTTGACGTGCCATTGCTAAACTCAAGAACACGCAAACAAAAAGGATCTACCGGTAATGTATAAGAATTACTATATCCGTAAGTAGGGCCGGTCGTGTCTTTCGCAAGATCGGCCCTCTTAATTAAACAGTTCCAGGGATGAGCACGAAATGTTTCATTTCGGACGTTTGTATAGACTTGACTAATAACACGCGCTGCTTTGGAGTTCTCATCCAGCGCTGTAATATTGGTCGCTCCAATCGCGTTAAGCGCATTATTAGCTATTTCTACTACACTCGACATAGATCACCCCTGGTTAAATTTAGGTTACGACGTACTCAATCATAAAGGAGAGATCGCCGGCAGTGTCACCAGCTGCATCAAACGTCAGACCGATATTGTAGTATCCGCCTGGATCGCTTGATTGACCGGCATCTTCCCAGACTCTCTGACCCATTTTATTGATATTTCTCGCCTCGAAAGCTACTTCTGTTCCGGTTGTAACCGCTGCACGTAAATCGGTGATAGCGCTTGCATATGCGTCATCATCGACAGCCGTTACGTTACCATCCGCAGAATATAATCCCACGTCACAAGTATTTGTAGAACCACTATCCAGATCGTCATTAAATAGTTTGATGCTGATAACACTTGCGTTTGTCGGAATTGGCGCAAGCATTACAGTATCACTAGCACTTAGATCGCCAGCAGCAAGAGCTACAGTACCCTGTATAACTCTCTTGATTCCGTGATGCTGTCGTGCTGGATTCATAACCTGGGGATCAGCCTCAAAGTTACTAACTAAAGTTGAATTTTTATTAGCCATTGTTTAGCCCCCCTTATTCGTTACAAGCTAATTCAACTACCATCTCTTCTTGCATCCTGGATGCACCGAAAGTTGAACAGTAGTAAATTTGTGTTGAATAGGATTTGTCTGGTCTAGGATCGATCTTCGCCGTCACGTCCTTACCAAGTGCCATTACTACACCCTCACGCGCATACGCATAGCATAGTCGTGATGTGCCATCGTCTTTTAAACGATTAGATGTAATGAATTTAAATCCCATAAATGAATCAACAGTTCCATTTACCAGCGCTTTTACACTGTTAAAGTCTGCGCTAGTTACGGATGTTGTGTTGAGTAGATCCTCGATCTGCTCGGGAGATACAACGATATATCTCTCGATTGAGGGATCAACACTGTTTTGATCCATTATTTTTTTAGCACTAATTAGCTTAGCGATCGTCAAACCGGCACTTCCATGCGCGATTTTCTGACCAGCTGGCAACGCTGTGCTAGTTCCACCGGACACACCAGTTTTGGCTGTACCGCCTAAAGCATCGATGATTTCATCATCCATTGCTCTACCGATAGCTGCCGCTGCTGCCTTGCCGTATGTTGACTCTGGAGAGATAAGCATACGTATCTTATCTTGATCGTCAACAAGGTCTGCGTATTCATAGTCAGACATTGTGACCATTCTTCTCGCATGGGGTGTATCCATAATGGGAGTTGAAGCATGGCGGCTGGCTCTCTTCTGCGCCACTGCCGAACCAATCTGCTCGAAAAAGGCTTTCTCGCCGTTAACAGTTTCTTGTCGTACAGTGTTCCGCAGTAATGAACCCATTTGCTGCGATAATAACTGTATGTTTTGCGAAAACTGATTAACGAAAGCCGTAGTGATTTGTGTACTCATAATAAGTACCTCCGTTAATTAAAGTTAAAATTGAAGCTGGGTTGTCTTAAAAATAAGGCCCATATAGATAGTTTGACCTGGAGGGATCCTAAGATTACCCCTCGAGTTCTGGATATAGCTGCTCGTTAAGTTGCAGAACACGCTGTACGTAGGTTTCATGCTCTGGATGTTGACTACTCCAATAAGGTGAACCGGGAACCATCAACTCGCGTTTTTCTTTTTCAAGTTCTGCCGGTGTACTTATCTGCTCGCTTGTAGGGCCGCCCAGGGCATCTTCGCTTATCTGGTCAGCTAAAGCGGCAAACATTCTAATAATCTGTGGGTTATCGCCCAGCAATGTGCCGTCGGCAAGCTCGATATCTTCCATAATATCATCGCTGCCTAACAGACTTACAACTGCCGATCTCGCTCTCTCGAGCTTTTGCGGCATTGCGTTTCCCCACTCTTGTTCGAGTTCTGCACGATTTTCGTTTACTATTTGCTGTGCAGTGTACTCGTTTTGTGATTGCGCTTGTGTAAAGGTATCATTCAGAAAATCTACAACCTTGCTAGCCTGGCCGCTGCTTAATCCATTAGCCAGCGCTGTTTCCTTAAATGCGCTTTGTTCTTCATCCGTAAATAAATCCGGAAAACTTATTTCATATCCCGATACATCCGCCGGTGATCCAAGCTTACGATAGACTTCTAGCCGCTCTTCATCGGTGGCATGCTTGCCAGGAATTGCTATTTTATCCGCACCTATCATGCGCTGCGCGTGCATGTAGGATTTTGCCAGGCCATTAACATCCTGGAAATTTGCAAATATAGGGTTGCCTTTAAACTCGTCGCCTAATGTATCGGCAAAAGCGACCGGTGTTTCTTGTGCTACTGTTTCTTGAGATTGAGATTCCTCAATTACCTCTGCTGTTTCATTCACTGTTAAGATCCTTTCTTTCTTCTAACATTCGTAAAATTATGAGCATCGCGTTGCGCTGCCCCTCAAAGAACGCACTTTCGTGGGGATCCCCCGGAACATGCGTGCTTTTGTATAGACCAAACCTTTTTTTAAGATCGTCTAATACTTGTGCGCCATCATCTGTCGTAAACACGGCGCGATATATACGTTGTAAATCCTCTAACTCCATCATTCAGCCTGGCCTTGATTAGCTTGCAAGGCTTGCAAAAGTGGCGCGACGTTACGCGCTTGCTCAGAATTTTGCATCTCTTGCTGCGCTTCTTGTTGTGCAGCGGCTGCCTCTTGCTGTTGCTGGCGCATCTCAGCTACTTGCTGATCGGATAGAATAACTTGTGCCGGTAATCCGGTGACTTTTATAATGTATTTTACCAAACCATCATTATCGAGATAGTCAGTTATCCCTGGTATGGCCTCTGACAATCCAGTCATAAGTTCAATTCCACGCACTAGATTTTGTAGATCCCCTATCTTTTGGGCCTTTGCCAGTGGTGATACGTACTCGATATCTATATCTTGTCCTTGCAGTTCTTCCGGTGCTGGCGGTAAAACACCTTGGGTAAGCAGCAATTCAAACGTCCTATCGATAAGAGGCTTGAGTAACTCGGATTGCAATCGACCGAGCACCGGGCCAAGTAATCGCAAGCGCTCTTCTTGCATCTGCAATGTTTGTGTCGCTGTCATTGTTTTATCGGTTGACGCTAACAGCTGGTCTACATAAAAGATCCGGCGGATCTGATCTTGCCGTCGCTCCTCCTGGTTAAGCTGCAACAAGTTATTTGCATCTGTTTTAAGTGGCTCAATACGATCTCTTGATCCCGATCTATAAAAATTCAATGCCCCTGGTGACGTTCTGACCGGCAAAACATAACCATCATCCGGAACCATTAGCGGCGGATCCAGCTGCTTTTGTGCTGCTCGAATACCAATCTCGGCCATTTTCGACACCATCATTGTGT